ATCCCGGTTTTTGCATCGTCGGCTCCACTCAAACAGCGGACAACATCTGTGGCGCGGCGGCTTCGGTCCCGCTTTCAACGACGTACACCGTGAACTCGGCCACGATGACGGCTTGTGCTTCGAGTTGCGGAAGTTCGCAGCCCGGACCGCTTTTCATCCTCCGCACCTCGCAGGGTGGATTCGGATTGCAGACGATCTTAGGCTGCATGTGGACCTTCACGCCCACAGGCGCGGCTGTTTCAGGCGCGGTGAGCGCTTGTTCTTCGGTTCTCCCGAGCAATCTGCAGACTGAAGTGAATGCCGCGATCGCCGCGGGAACGTGGATCGAGCAGCCGATCAATCGCGCTTTCCCTGCCAGCTACTCGGCGACGACGATTCTCAACCAATTGCTCGACCTGCAGCTCGCGGCACAGGTAGCGCTCGCTGCGGCGACGGCGCCCGGCAGCGATGCCGGCCTCGAGTGCGACGTGACTGGATGCAACTAGCTTCCGGAAATGCCTTCGACTGCTTATCTCGGCTACGGTTCGAAGCTTTACCAGTCGACCGATGGCGTCACCTTCGTCGTGACCGCGCAGCTCAAGAAATTCGCGCCGGCCGGCTCGAAGCAGACCATCGTCGACCAGACGAACCTGCGATCGCCGGGGCCGTTCACGCAGCCCTTCCCTGCCCAGGTCGATACAGGCGAGATCGAACTCGAGGGCATCTACGCGGGAGACTCAACGCAGGCAACGCTTGCCCAGCTCCACGGGCAGATGGCGCTCGGGTATTTCAAAGGCGTTCTCAGCGACGGCACGACGTGGGCGTTCAGCGCGTACGTCAGTGAATTCAAGCCCTGGGATGTGACCTACAACAAAGCCATCGTGTTCAGCGGCAAGCTGCGCATCGCCGGCGGCATCGCTCCGCCCTCGGGACCAACGATCTAGACCCTCTTCACAAATTCTGAAGTTCACCACAGGAGAAAACCATGACCACCACTGCATATCCCGGACGCGGATCCACGCTCGCCAACGGAGGCACGGCCGGCAGCAGCTACACCACACTGGCGCAGCTCAAGAAGTTTGCCTTTTCCGGACTGAAGGCCGAGAGCGATGACATCACCAATCTCTCGTCTCCGACGATCAACAAAGAATGGCTGAAGACGATCGTCGACAGCGATAACGTCACATTCACCGGCGTTCTCAATCCGGCAGACCCGACCTACGAGTCGCTGCTCGCGAACCTCTACACCGCCGGGCAGGCCGCCACGAACTACTGGCAGATCACGCTCACCGATGGCTCGGTGCTGACCTTCCAGGGCTTCGTTCTCGACTTCAAACCGGCCGACGTGGAGTACAACAAGGCGCTTTCGTTCACCGGGACGCTGAAGATCACCGGCCAGGTCACCGCGGTCTGGACCTAGCCCTTAGCTCGCCTCTTTGAGGCGCTTCTGCGGCGGCAGGATCTCGCCTTCGGGCAACGCGGCCTGGTAGAGCAGTTCCCCACGCCGTTTCTGCAGCTGCTCCCATCCGGCCTGTGCCACGTCGGGATCCGCTCCGACGAGGTCGAGCAGGACCTTGAAGATGGCGAGATCGAACGGAGCGGTTCTCGATGGCTCTTTTTCGACGCCGGCAACGCGATAGGCGCACTGCGGGCAGAGAAAAAGCCGCTCCGATTTCGAGGTGCGGCGCTTCCCCATCCCAAGCGTCTGGGCAAAGCAGGTGAGGGCGACCGCCTTTTCGGCGGGTTGGATCTCGCGCAGGCAGCGCGAGGAACAGCAGATCTGTAATTGGCGTGGACGGCCCATCGGCAACGCTCCTAAAACGTTTGTTAACAAACTAGCACGGCTTTGGTAACAAACTCCGGGCGCCGCTGGCGTGCGGAGGTGCGGGTGAACCTTTTCAGTCAACATCCGCGCCGGCCAGTTACGAAGGTGCGGTTCGAGGAGCGCCTAAAGGCCAACGCGGCCCGCGGCTGCGATACGCTTCAGTCGAACAGGAGAATTCCCCCCATGCACTACCAGAACGGCGAAGTAGCAAAACACGGCGACCTGATCATCCGGCACGACGCGTACTCGGACGCTGCCGGCATCCTCACCAACATCACGCCGAACTCTGACGGAGGCACCTGCAACGGCCAGTTATTGGCTGTTGCGACGCGCCAGGCCGGCACAGAAGCGTGGTTCCCCGTCATTGGTAATCAGAGCGCCTGGCACGTCACGCTGAAGGAATGCAACAGAGTCAGCGTGCAGGACCTGTTCGCGGAGAAGGAAGCCGATCCGGCGCCCGCGGCCGTCGTTCCGATCGCTCCCACTGTGCCGGGAACCACGGGCAGTTCTGGCATCATCGTGCTTACGCCGAGCACCGGGGCGCCTCAGGCGACGAGCTAGTTCTCTATGGCTGACCTCATTTCTGAAGAGATCACTGGCGCGGCGGTGAGTGTCTCGATCGCCGGCCTCGAGTGCATCGTTTCCTACCCGATGCACAACATTCTCCTGCTCAAAAAGCAGACCGGCCTCTCGCTCTTTGCCCCCGAGATCTGGGACAAGCTCGACTTCGAAGCCGACTCCGAGGCCTGGACCGCCTGCCTGTGGGCAGGCCTGCACGTGCGCCATGAGGATGGCTCCTGGACGTCGCCCTTCACCCTTGAGCAACTGAATCGGCCCGGAGTGATCGGCCTGCATAACGCAGTGACGGTGCACAACGCAATGTTCCGCGCGCTTACCCACTGGATGCCGCGGAAAAAGGCGACCGAGGCTGAGGCCCCTCCAGATGGCGCCCCGGCCGAAAAAAAAATTCTGACGGCGACGGCTACATTGCCCGACTCTGGGTCTGCGCTCAACGCCGTCTCGGGCTCGGCCGAAACGAGTTCCTAGCGGTCTCGCCGCGCGAGCTCGCGCTGCTGTTCGAAGAGCAGGCCGCGATCCGCCGGGAAAGCTGGATGCCGGCGGCGCTCGTCGCGAGCGTGCTCGCGAACATCCACCGGCCAGAAGACGCCGAGCCGTTCACGATTGCAGACTTTCTTCCGGGCGCTCCCGCGCGCAAGAGCGAAGACGAAGAAATGCGCGAGTTCATCGACGAGATCCAGAGCGACAAAAAATTTGAGCCGCCTCCGCCCGAGCAGCTGGCTGCGTTCAAGCGGTCGATGGAAACAAATTTTTCGAACGTTAAGCCTTCGAACGTCAAGCTATGCTCGACATCAACGGCCGCGAAGTAGAGGAAGGGCGCCTCGGCAAGCTGCTCTGCGAAGTCCTGAGCGCGGATCCCGACGAAGGGCTCCGCGTGCGGATACTGAATTCAGAAATCGAACTGCTGATCGGTTGCAAGCAAGACGAAGCCCTGGGAGGCCTAATCGCCGACTCCGAGTTCGCGATGCTCGAAGAACAATAGCCGAGTGGAAACCACTTTTCATCTCGAAGGCCTTCCCGAGTTCGCGCAGAAGCTCGACTCGATCGCGACGGTTGTCTCCGGCCCGATCGCCAGACACGGCCTTGAAGCCGGCGGCGAAGTGATCGCCGACCAGGCGCGCGCGAACGTTCACAGGCTTACCGGACTGCTCGCCGGCGACGTCGTTGTCGTTGTGCGTGTGCACCAGGAAGCTGGCGAGAGCTATGCGCTGATCGGCCCGGGCTGGGATCCGGAAGCGTTTCGCCGGACGAAGCAGCGCCGCGGCCGCTGGGCAAACGAAGCGCCGGCGCCGGACCAGACAACGAATCCCGGCCTCTATGGCAAGTTCCTCGAAACCGGACACCGCGAGCCCGAGCATGGCCTCGCACACAATCTCGAATACCAGAGGGCGCGGCGCGCGGCTCATGGCCGGATCAACACGGCCGAGTTTGGAACGCTGGCCACGCCGCCCTATCCCTGGCTCGGCCCAGCGCTCGATGCACGCGGCGAGCAGGCACTCGAAGTCTGCGCCGAAACCATGCGCGGAGATCTTGAAGGATTGAATTTGTGATCATGCCGCCCCTATCGGACGACGTAGCGATCAAACACCTTCGCGGGAATACGGCCTTCGAAGCCTTGCGGGATCTGCTCGGCGACGACATGAAGGCCCTTACGGCCTTCGAAGCCTTGCGGGATCTGCTCGGCGACGACATGAAGGCCCTTACGGCCATGCACGAGGAACATATTTTCGTGAACAACTGCGACGTGCCACTTCCGTTCGGCAAGGAATTCGCCGCTCGGGTTCGCGGCTACTTGGTTTCACTCAATCTGGAGTGGAACCAGAAGAACCTGCAGGACGCGGTCTCGGCTTCTCTGACTGACTAACCAATGTCGACACTCAACGTAGGTGCGATGGCGGCCCGGCTGGGCCTGGACCCTTCAGAATTTCTGGAGAAGATGAAGGGCGTCGAGGGCTTTGCCTCCGGATCCGGCCAACGCATCGCTGCGGAAATGAAACGCACCTCGCGCGAGGGCGCCGAATCTCTGCGCCTGATCGATGAGGCCCTGGGCGTGCATCTCTCGCGTCCAGTGACGCGTCTCGTCTCGCAGGAGTTCCCTGCCCTGGCCGCAGGCCTGCAGTCCATCCTGGGCGGAGCCGTGTTCGGCGTGATCGCAATCGCCGGCGTCGAGGCGTTCGACAAAGTAGCGAAAAAGATCGAGCAGGCGCAAAAGGCGCAGGAAGCCTATCGCGAGTCGACGGAAAAGCTGAAGACTACTTTCGATGAAATGATGGCCGGCTACGAGAAGAGTGCCGCCGAACGCGGACTCACGGGGATCGACAAGAAAGCGTTCGAGATCGACACGCACTCGCTCAGTGAAGCGCGACGCCAGCTCGACGAGTTGAGCAAGGGAGCGGAGGACTCGGCGAAGAAAGGCGCCGAGGCCTCTGGCCTCTGGAGTCGTTCCCTTGCCGCCATCGGAGACGCGATCCACGTCGTCTTTACATCGAGCGCGAGGCTCGGGGTGGAAGAGACGAACAAACAATTTGCAGAAATCAGGAGGCAGTTGGATGCGATCGCGGTTGCCAGTAGCGCTAATCCGACGAAAGGACTGAAAGATCAGCTCGCTGAGGTCGAGGAAGAGGCCCGAAAAGCTGCGGCTGCGATCGCAGCTCTGGTCGAGGATCAAAAACGAACACTCAACGTCTATAGCGGCCCAGGCGCGGGGCCGGCCATTTTGCACCCCGACCACAGCGGAGAAATCGCCGCGCAACAGGCGCAGCTAGATCTCATCACGAAGCAACGCCAAGTGCTGGAAGCGATCCTCGCCGACAATGCTGCAGGCAAGGCTGCGGCCGCAGCGTCGGAGGCTTCAGCGCAGCTGGAAAAGCAACAGACGGCCATGGAGAGCTTCTATCGCGAGGTGCAGGGCAGCTACTCGAAGCTCACTCCGATCGCGAATCCATTGGTGAAGGTCGAAGCGGATCTCGAAGAGATGCGCATGAAGGCCGACAACGATTTCGCGGCGCTCGCGGCCTCCGGGGCGAACGCTCTCGAACTGCGGCTCGCGCGGCAGCGGCTCGACGAGTTCACGAGTTATTTACATCAGAAGATGGCCGAGGCCCGCAAGGATTCCGATCTCTGGGCCTCCGAGCAAGCGCTTCCGAACGCGCTGACGATCGCGCCGGCGGGACCGATGGCAGCGTTGCCCACCGCGGCGCCGTCGACTCCAGCTCTCAGCATGGCTCCCATGCGCGCGGACCTCGCTGAACTTGAGAAGGTGCAGACCGACGCGAATGCAGCCTGGGCGAAAGCCGGCCAGGTGCTCCAGTCGATCGAGTCTCCTGCGGAAAAAGTTCAGATCGAGCTGGAGACGCTGCGCACGTTGCTCGACCAGGGCCGCATCAGCGAACAGCAATACAACGCAGCCGTCGCGCTGACCAGCGAGCAGCTCACGAAGGCCGCGATCCATGCGCGCGAGCTGCAGGAGCAATTAGAGAAGCTCGAAAAAGATAGCACCTCGGCCAGTTCGGGGATGAAGGCGTTCCTAACTCAGATCCAGCTCACGGGCAGCGAGAACGGCCGCGCTGCTTTCAACTTACTAAGTCAGGGGCTCAACAGCTTCGAAGATGACACCGTGAAGATACTCGAACACGGGCGAGTTAGTTGGCGGAAGTACTTCGAAGATCTGGCGGCGATGGCTCTGAAGTTTATGGAGACGAAGACGATCAGCCAGATCGGAACTCAGCTCGAAGCTGCTGTCGTCACCCATCGCAGCACGAACATTGGGCCACAGGGCGCCATCTCCAGTTTCGATCAGCGAATGCTTCAGCAGGAATTGCCCTTGCCCCAGGCGCTTCCGCCGGCAGGGTCTCTCAGCGCCGCAGGAGCTAGTGTTCCCGGCGCTGCCAGCAGCACCGCGAGCATGACCAGCGCCGGAACAACTCTCACCACGGCCGGCACCACGCTCAGCACCGCGGGCACCAGTCTTTCCGCGGCAGCCGCGGCACTGAACGCCGCGGCGGCCAGCATGAGTGCGACCGGAGCCGCCGCGGGCGCAAGCGGCGCGGCTGATGCCGGAGGGATCTCGAGCTTCGCAGGTTTTTTTGCCGGCGGCGGCGACGTCATGCCCGGCCAGGACTTCATTGCCGGAGAAGCGGGACCCGAGCTGATCCACGCCGGGAGCGCTGGGGCGAATGTAAGTCCCAATTCAAAGCTCGGCGGCGGAACGATCTACAACGATTTCAGGGGCACGGTGATGACGGATGACCTGATGCGGCGCGCCGAAGGGATGCAGGCCATCCAGCACAGCGAGAAACGTATGATGGCCGCGATCCCCACTCTGCAGCGCGAGATCAACCTGCGCCAGCGGACGAACCGCTAACGAGTGATCGCCCAGAGCACGATCGCGAGCCCCACCGGCAACGCGAGAAACCAGAGCACCAGGTTGCGAAGTAGATAGCGGGCATCGGCCGAGATTTCGGTTCGTGGGTTGAACGGCTTTGACTCTATCTCTTCAGTCTGGGTCGCTCGAAGTCTCTGTTCTTCGCGCTCTTCCGCCTCGACTGCGGCAGGCGGCCGTGCATCCATCCATTGCTTTAACGAACTCATAGTGCCCCCAGAAGTACCGCGCCCGGCGCGGGAAGTCAATAGCCCGAAGGAGTAACTCAACATGTCAGGCTGGAACGGAATTTTCTACAACGGGATCTGGTGCTGCGGCGTGGACTTCCTGCCCACGGGCGCGCTCGGCGCGAACTCGGTTTTCAATTCCACGAGCGGCGCCACCATCGGCCCCACCTATGCCCGCTTCACGGGCAAGGGCGCCCAGCTCAATTCCAACACCTACAACGGCGGCTATCTCGGCAAAGCCCTGGGCGTCAACCTCGCCTCGATGTACCTCGGCTTCTCGTTCGAGTCGACCGGCCTTCCGAGCTCCGGCCTTTTCATCATTGCGACTTTCTACGACGCCACCGCGGGCGGCGCGCAAGTTTCGCTTTGCTACAACTCCTCGGGCGAGCTCGGCTTCTACACCGGCAACGGCCTGCTCAGCTACGATCCCTCGATGACTCTATTGACCGGCTCGACGCTTTCGGCCGTCAACACGATCATCCCGAACTCATACTGTTACATCGAAGTCTTCCTCACCATCAACGCCGGCTCGGGCGTCCTGCAGGTGAACGTGAATGGCCCGAGCGTGCTCAGCCTCTCCGGCCTGAACACGCGCAGCACGGCGAACTCCTGGGTCAACTATGTTTACCTCGGCTCTGGCCAGACCAGCGGCTATGGCAACAACCACAACATCGACGACATCTACATGCTCGACACCACGGGCGCGGCGCCGTTCAACACTTTCCTCGGGCCTGGCAGAATTCAGACGGACGGCCCGACCGCGGACAGCGCGACCTCTGGCCTCAACGCCTGGTCATACACCACGCCGCCGGGCACGGATTACGGCTGCTGTGCCAACATCCCGGCCAACGCCACCCAGTACTGCTACGACTCGAACCCCGGCGATCGCATGAGCTTCAAGTTTCCATCGCTCGCCACGGCGAAAGTGTTTTTCCTCAACACCTGGTTCAGCGTGCAGGAGGATGCGAGCGGCACGCGCACGATCGTGCCGATCTTCCGCAATAACTCCATTGACCAGGTGGGGCCTTCGGCAATCTCTCTCGCCACCAGTTACAGCTACTACAACCAGATCTCTACGCTCGACCCGAACACCGGTTCTGCCTGGTCGAGTGAAAGCGTCGCGACCGCGGCCGGCTGCGAGATTGGGCTGAAGGTCGCGAGCTAAGCTCCCCAATGCCGAATGCAGATTGCGACCAGCTTGTACGCGAAGCCTTTGCTCAAGACACTCGTCACGCCTGCGTTGACCAACTTGTCCGCGAAGCCTTTGTCTCGCTGCAGGGTTCGAACGCCGTCGCCGACCAGGTCGTCCGCGAGGCGTTCGCCGTCGACGCTCCGCACGCAAATGCGGACCAGATCGTCCGCGAGGTTTGGGGCTATGACGTGCCGGCGGCCAGCTGCGACCAGATCGTCCGCGAAGCGTTCGTTGTTCTCACCCCTTTTGCCGGTCCATCTATGCCACTTGTCTACCCTCTGACCATTCCCACCGCGCTCGGAGAATCGAAAGCCGATCTCACGAAGTTCGACGCCATCGGCGAATTCATTTCCGAATTCACCGGCAACGCCGAGCAGCAACAGTGGCAGGACCAGCACTGGGAGCTCGCGCTCGAATGGCCGGAGATGAACTGGGCGCAGTTCGCCGCCTACGACGCATTCATCGGCGCGCTGCACGGCAAGCTGGGAAGCTTCCTCTGGGGTCCTCCTCTCGCCACCGCGCCGCGCGGATCGGGGAGTGGGGCCCCCGTGCTGGGCACGGGCAATGCCGCCGGATCCGGCGCGTTGGTTACAACCGGGTGGGCCGCAAGCGCAAGCGGGCTGCTGCTGCCAGGCGATTTTCTGCAGGTCGGGCCTTATCCTCTGCCCATCGTCTTCGTCCAGGTCACCAGCTCCGGCGTCCTCGAAATTCTTACGAGCGTGAACTGGTCACTAACGCTGCAGACGCTGCTGACCGGCAACAACGTCAGCTTCGCCGGCCTGACCGGAGCGACATGGCTCAACGGCGCGGTGCTGCAGGTGGGATACATCACGAACGAAGGCGTGGGCTATGGAACCCTGATCACGATGGCCACAGTGCCTCCGAACATGCCGATTCCCTACAGCGCTGGTGACGACACCGGCAACGTTACTTTCGGCGCCGCGCGACTCTACCAGTACGTCGACTCATCTCCGCTCTCAAGCGATAGCGGCGGCAACGCTACCTTCGATATTTTCCCATGCGTGCGCGAAGCCCTGCCCGCGGGCACCCAGATTTCTCTGCTGAATCCGCAGGGAACCTTCCGCCTGGCCGACAACCGCCGCACAACTTCGGCCGATGAGCGGAAGCTACTCAAGTTGAAGCTGAAATGCCGCGAGGCCTTCTAATGCCGGATCCTGCACTCGAAGCCGCGGCCAAGCGCGCCTATACGGCCTTCGTCGAGAGCGCGAAACAATTTCTTCCTCCAGGCGTGCAGCCGTGGAGCTCGGTCGCTCATGGCGTGCGTGAAGCATGGATCGCGGCCGCGGCGGCTGCCAGAAACGACCATGCCCCGCAATCTTAGCCCCGCCGTCGTCTCCGCAATCAAGGCGCCGCAAAAGCGCATGGCATGGTTTGCCGAACTCGTATTCGCGAACCAGACCATCTACGTCTGGACCGGGCTCGGCGGCATCACGCCTACAGGCCCAGCATGGGATTCGGGCGCGACGTTTCCTTACGGCCAGCAGTTCACCGGCGTCGGCTGGCTCGGCAGCATTTCGAATTTGCCGCAGACGAGCCAGCTCACGGCTGAGAACATGCGGCTCACGCTCTCGGGCATTCCAACATCCCTCGCCGGCGACGCCATCAATGCCGTGCGCCTGTTCGGCAGCGTCACCATGTGGCTTGCGTTTCTCGATACCTCGAACAACGTGATTCCCGATCCGCTGCAGATGTGGCAAGGCGCGACCGACGTGCCCACGCTGAGCGACGGCGCCGATACCTGCACACTCGACCTCACGGTTGAAAATTCGCTGCTCGCGTTGAATCTCGCTTCCAACCGGCGATACACGACACTCGATCAGCAGCTCGACTTTCCGGGCGACGCCGGCTTCGAAATGTTGTCCGCGATGCAGGATCTCTATCTGCCATATCCGGATGGAACGCTCAACGGCAGCCACAACATCGGAGGCACGAGCGACCTCGGAAATGCGCCGAGCGGCTGCAACGTGCTTACTCTGACGCCTTCCGGAGCGCAGAAGCTCAGTCTTACTGGATCGCTGCAGATGACGGCCGTCGCGCAGTTTTCGAGCGGCCCCTGGTCCGTCGCCGGCGGCGGTCCTGGATTTGAAACGGTCACGAGCGCGGGTTTGTGGACGACCAGCGACCCGCTAGTGGCGACAGTGACGAACGGAACGCTCGCCTGGGTCCCCGAAGGATCCTGGGGAGTAGGCGGCGGTCTGGTCTCGGCGCGCGGCCGCGGCAACTGCACCATCACTTTCTTTTTCGGCATGGTCTCAGGATCGCTCACGATTTCAGTCGCATGATGAAGCGCGTACAAAATTGGCCGGCCTTGGTGCCGGCGCACACTCTGCCCACCCGCGGCCGCACTTTTGAGTGGGGGCGCTGGGACTGCGCGCTGGCTGTCTGCGACGCGATCCGCGCACTCACCGGCGTCGACCCGGGCGCGGAGTATCGCGGAACCTATTCGACGGAAGCGGAAGCTCAGGCTCTGATCGCGAAGTTCGGAGATCTCGGAAACTTCGCCGCGACTATTGCAGCCCAGCATGGAATGCAGGAAGTTGCGCCGCGCCTGGCGCGCCGCGGCGACGTCGTCTTCGTCGACAACAGCACTGCAGAAGGCGCGCTTGGCCTGGTCGATCTAAGTGGAACCTGCGCCGCCTGCGTTAGCCAGGAAGGCTACAGGCGCGTTCCCATGCGCCGCTGGAAGCGCGCCTGGCGCGTCGGTTAACTCATGTCTCGAACTATTGAAGAAATCGGAATGATCGCCGGCGGCCTCGCGATGGCGTTCATGGCCGGCCCACTCGGCGTCGAGGTTTTTCAAAATCTCGTCGTCTGCAACATGATGATCGGCGTCGGCCTGACGACCGCCCTCGCCGGCACGGTTGGCTTGCTCGCTTCAACGCCGCAGCAGCCTTCAAGCCTTTCGCCGCAGGGCCAGCTTCCGATTCAGACGCCGAACCCGCTATGGCGCATCGTCTACGGGCTCTTCCAGTTCGGAGGTACCGTCACTTTTGCCGATGGACCTTTCGACGATTGGGTCGGGACCGTCGCCGAGGAACCGCCGGAAAACCAGTACATGCAGTTCGTGCACACTCTCTGCGCTCACCAGATCGCGGGCTTCGTTTCCGTCGTTCTCGACGGACAAACTTTTAACTTCGGCACCGACCTGGTGCAACTGACTTCCGCGAACCAGGTTGTCGTCAACGGCATTGGCCAGGCCATCTTCTGCGGTCCTGTTGGCGCCTGGGGTTTCATCGATCTCTGCAATCCCTGGTGTGGAGTGATCTGGTTCGAGTTCGATGCGGGAAACCCCAATTCGAACGGAGCGTGGCCTTATCCCTTTCCCTCGCTGCTTTACGGTTATGAGCAGCTCGTCGGCTACGGCCGGTATTTCGTGACCGGTTCTCCGCGCTGGACATCTGCCTGCCTGCAGCAGGGCCGAGCCAAGGTCCACGTGGGGATGCACTACGAGCCTTACACAAACGAACCGCAGGGCGGCCAGAACGGCGGCCCGCACCCTTACGTGCTGGGCAGTGGACGCGTCCCGACCATCGAATTCAAAATTCTCGGCCGCATCATCCGGGACTTCCGCATTCAAACGGCATGGCAGGCCTCGACCGTTTTCGCGAAGTACAGCTATGTCATTGCTCTCGGCGCGTCGGGCTCCTTCTGCGTCTTCGTGCAAACGAACTCTGCCGGGACGAGCGGGGCTACAGCTCCAGCCTTTTCCGGCATCGCCGTCGGCTCTACGGTGAGCGATGGCGGCTGCCTCTGGTTGAATGCTGGGGCGCCCACGTATGCCCTCGGCTGCAATAGCTTCTTCACCCCAACGTTCCTCAACAACCCAGCCTCCAACAAGCTGCAGAAAAACATTCTGATGGCCGATGCCTGGGGCGGCGGCCTCTCCTACGGCCCACTGTCTGAAGGCGGCGAGGTGATCGAAGCTCCGATCGGTTATCTGCAATACGCGGGCTCTTCAACATTTGCCAGCGGAGCCAGCGAGCCGGCCTGGGCCACGACGGTGGGAGGAACAACTGTCGATGGCAGCGGGACATGGACGTGTCTCGGCCGCTCGATGTACGCGACCGTGCTGCCTGATTCTGATGGAACGGAAAACGAGGGCGGCTTTTCGAATCCCGCGCTCGTCATCGCCGACTATCTAACTACGCCGCGCAATCAGTTTGGGCTCGGCGTGCCGCCTCCTTCCGGCAGCTTTGTGCAGGGCGGCTCTTTGTTGCTTCCTATCGCGAAGATCTACGTCGGCGCAGGCGTTCTATACATTTACACCGCCGCTACCTTTTCCCCAGCTCTTGCGGCGGCGCTCACTGCTGCTGCTCTCGCCTTCTCTGGCGCAACGGCTGCGACCTGGATCAATGGGCAAGTGCTTCAGGTCGCCTCGGCGACCGATTGGTTCATCGGAAGCACCTCGGTTGGAACCTTTCTCACGATGGCAACGACGCCGCCCGGCATGCCTACCAACTATGGCCCCGCGGGCGATACTGGCAACGCCATTTTCGGCTTCGCGCAATCCATCAATGCCCCGCTCAGTTCCGACAGCATTGAGACGATCGTCGCCGCGGCCAACATCTGCGACGAGCCGCAGGCGATCGAAGTTTTCAGCGATGGCACCACGCTCTACGAACGCAGCTACAGCTGCAACGGATGCTTCGACTCGAGCTCCGCATACGGCGACGTGCTGAAAGCTCTCGCGCTTTCGATGGCCGGCTACGTCGTCCCGCCCGGAGACTGCTGGCGCGTTTATGCGGGAAGCTACCAGCCTCCGCTGCTCGCGCTCAGCGACGCCGATGCGCGCGGGCCGATTAAGGCCGAGATCCGGCTCTCTGCGCGCGACAGTTGCAACGGAGTGAAGGGCCAATACATTCCGAAGTTTGTTCCGATCAATCCGCTGGGCTCGCTTTCGAGCTCGCCGGCCAGCGCCGCCTGGAAGAAAACCGACTTCCCGCCCGTGCAGCGATCGCAGTACATCGAGGAAGACGGTGGCGTGATTTTGTGGTCTGACATTTCGCTCGACTTCACCCTCTCGCTGTGGATGGCGCAGCGCATCGCGCGCATCGTTCTCGAGCGCACGCGGCGCCAGATCACGGTATCGCTGCCGGCGAAGTCGACGCCGCTGCAGCTGCTCGCCGGCGATACGGTCACGTTCACGCATCCGCGCTGGGAAGGCGTCACGCCTCCAATGCCCACTGTCTTCTTCGTGGCTCACCTCGGTGCGCGCACGGAAGACTCAGATGGATCTCCGGCGGTCGGCGTTGACCTGGTGCTGCGCCAGACGGATGCGAACGTGTACATGTTCCAGGGCCCAAGCTCCCCCACCAACTTTGGAGATTATTCGCCTTACGGCCAGACCGGCATCGGCGCCGGCAACGCGGAGTAAGTCGAGTAACTCGCGTGCTCCATTCCCGTCAGAAGCTTAGAGCCTGGTGGTGGCTGTACCTTCTGCCGCTCTGGCGGGGCTGGATGAGAAAGGCAAAGCGATGACGCTGCTCGATCAGTTAGTCCGCGATGAGGGAGTAAGGCTCTTCCCCTACGTCGACACGGTCGGGAAAATCACGATCGGCATCGGCCGCAACCTGAGCGATGGCGGGATCTCGCGCCAGGAGGCAATACAGTTGCTCGCAAACGACGTCGAGAACGCCGCAGCGCACCTACAGCGGGCGCTCCCCTGGACTCAAGGCCTCGATGACGTTCGCCACGCGGCGCTGGTGAACATGACCTTCAACATGGGCATCGGGCGGCTCTGCGATTTTACGAAGATGATTGCTGCACTTCGCGTCGAGGACTGGAAAACGGCGCGAAACGAAATGCTCGACTCCCAATGGGCGAAGCAGGTAGGGGCGCGCGCTCAACGGCTCGCAATCCAGATCGAAACAGGAGTTTGGCAATGAAACTTAGTAACAACGTCGTTTTCCAAGGTCTCGCGATGATCGTGCAGTACGGCAATCAGGCGAGTGGCTTCGTCCCCCCGAAAGCGCAGGTCTGGGTCGGTCTCGTGGTTGGACTTGCGCAAGCGGCCGTGGCCTGGCGCGCGCAGTTCTTCAATCCTGACGGCACGCCGGCGACGACCGCCTACGTGAAAAAGTAAATGGACCCGTTTCAGGGACTCGCCGATTTTGTTCTCGGCAAACTAAAACAGTCCGCGATCGCGCTCTGGCTGCGATTTCTCTTCGAGATCCTGTTCAGTGCGATCGTCTCTTTCCTGCTGATCGCGGGATCGGTGCTCGTCTCGTCGCGCAGTTGGGCGCTGGCTGTGGGCTCCGGAGCGATCAGCGCGGCAGTGGTCATGACCGTAGTCTTCCGCAAGGAAACTTCTCGACTAACTCGCGGGATGTTCGTCGTCTTGCCCGCGCTCGAAGCCAACAAGGAACTCACCACCGACTTACAAACCATTCAGAAACCGGAGAAATAACATGAAGGTCGCAACTCTAGAAACCGATGTCCTCGACATCGCGAAGAAGGTCAAGGAAGGGCTGGCAGCGGCAGAGGGCGATGCCGTCAAGGTCGCCTCGTTCATAGAAAACAATCAGAGCGAGATCACCGCTCTCGCCAGCCTCGGGGGTGCCGGCACAGCCGCTGTTACCAACGTGGCGCTGGGTCTACTGAATACGGTCATCACGGCCGTCAAAGGAGCGGGCGCCGCGGGCGCGGCGAACGGGCTCAGCGTGAGCCTGGACGCGGCAACCATCGCCGAAGTGGAAGCCGCGATCGCTGCGATCGAGAAGCTCTAGCGGTGTTACCAAGGTGCGGCGGCTGGAGTCGCAAGCGGAACAGATCGACCAGGCCTTCCCCGGCCGCGCCTTGGGGCGCGAACCCCTGGGAGGCCCTGCCTGAAGCGCCGGGGGATTGACGTTTATATTTTGGGCGGGGGAGTGGCGGAGATTTCGTGAGCCATTTGGACGATATCGGAAGGCCGCGCGCTGAAGATGTTTCGACTTCCCGGACGTGTGCACGTGAAGTGCACGTCTCCCGAGGCTTCGCCGTGGATTTCGAGGATTCTAGCCAAGGCCGGCGGCTTGTTTTGGGCCAACCTTACTAGCACCATTTGCCCGAGAGAAACGTGCATGCCACGAAGGTCCATGACGGAAACTCTACCATGAAGCTCCTAATTGCCGTCGTCCAGTGCTCCCACAATCTGAAGGAACGAGCGCATGAGCACAGCTATCGCCGTTGAAGTAAAAGCTCCACTGCCCGCCGAGGTCGATGCGCGCGCGGAAGCGTTCCACGCGATCGCAACCTCGATCGCCGAGAAAAACGAGAAGCTGAAGGAACTCCGCAAGCGGCTCAGCGACTCGGAGATCGCGCTGATCGAACTGGTGCGATCGTTCGGCGGACCTCACGCCGCGAAGTCGAAGATCCTGCACGGCATCGTGTGGGAAATGGTCGCGACGTTTTCGAAATTCACCGCTGAAGACTCGGTTGCGATCGAGCGTTTTCGGCTCACGCTGGTGAGCGCGAAAAAAGGGCGGCTCCTGAAAAAGCTTTTCGATCGTGACGTCCGCTGGACCATGAAGTCCGGCGCCGGCCAGACGCTCGCGGCCGAGAACCTGGCGCCCAGGCTGAAAGCGGAACTGCTGGGGCTGCTTCTGCTATGCTCCTCCACAAAGGACAAGAAGCCCTCGCTCGACGTCCGCCAGAAAAAGAAAACCGCTTAGATCTGTCGATCGTTCTCCCCGCTCTCCACCTCGCCCGGACCGGCCCCGCAGCCGGGCCGGGCTTTTTTTGCGGCCGTTGGTCGTAATCCCAACGGCATCTAGCGCGGACCTTGCACGCGGCAGCGATAGTAACAACATGCGAGGAACGGGGACGCTCTACCGGCAGCGGGGAAGCCGCTTCTGGTGGATGCAATATTTCGACCACGGGCAACGCTTTCGCGAATCCACGGCGCGCGAGCGCTACAAAGACGCCCAGGACGTCCTCAAGAATAAACTCCTCACGATCGGCGACGGTCCCTCCATGCAATCCCCGCGCCTCACCGTCGCCGGGCTCTATGCGGCCATTGAACGCGACTACGCGACGAATGGCCGCAAGAGCCTTCATCACCTGCAGGGCCTCTGGAAAAATCACCTAGAGAACTTTTTCGGCGCGATCGCGGCCGCGGATCTCAAAAGCTCGCAGATCTCCGAGTACATCGGGCAGCGCCGCGCCGCCGGCACCGCCAACGCTTCGATCAATCGCGAGCTCGCCGCGCTGAAGCGCATGTTTAAGCTCGCCGTCAAAGAGAGTCGCCTGAAGGCTTCTCCCTACATCGGGCTCCTCGAGGAGCGCAACGTGCGGAAAGGTTTTCTGCGCGACGCGCAGTACGATGCCCTGGCGCGCGAGACGGCGAAGGCTGGGCTGTGGCTGCGGGCGATGTTTGAAGTCGCCTACACTTTCGGCTGGCGCAAAAGCGAGCTCACCGAGATGCGCGTGAACCAACTGGATCTCGTCGAAGGCACGATCGAGCTGAACCCTGGGGAAACCAAAAACGACGAAGGGCGCCTGGTGCTGATGACGGCGCGGATCCGCGCCTTACTCACGGAGTGTATTACCGGCAAGGAAGGTTCGGACCTGGTCTTCACCCGGGCCGACGGCAAGCCGGCGGGAAACTTCCGCCGCGCCTGGGCGCGCGCGTGCAGTGATGCTGGCGTCCCCGGGTTGCTGTTCCACGACCTTCGCCGCACCGCGGCTCGGAACATGCGGCGAGCCGGAATCCCAGAGAAGGTCGCGATGCGGATATTGGGGCAGCGCACCAGGTCTGTTTTCGAACGCTATAACATCGTGGACGCCGCCGATCTTAAACTGGCCGTGGCTGCGCTGGAGCGCCCCGCTGTGGCAGCGCTGGGAGCCGAGCCAGGGCAAGAGGCCACGCTTTAACGAACCCTTCCCAGAGGCCCGAAAAGCCGCCGTTTTTCGCCTCCGCGGAGGCCTTCGGGCAGCCATAGAAGCGGCAGAGACCAGCCATTTACGCGGGAAAACTGCGGGGTGACTGTGATTGTTAATCAGATGTCACGGGCGAGCCGCCGTCCCATTTTCCGGCCCCTCTTACCAGGACCCGACAATCTTCCAGTGCTCGCGGAACTCCTTGTGGTCGACTGGGCGCACATACCTGATCCAGACGTCCGGCTGGCTGCTGGCCTCAGAGCAGTCCTGGCACGATTTTTTTACCGCCATCTCTGCATCGTACTCGCCGGGAGCCAGGATGTTGCATCCGCTGTGGTTTTCGTAGCACTTCAGCAGCGCATGTTCGCCGTTGATGATGGCGTTGGTCATGGTCGCCTTCACCGTCGTGTATTCGCCTTTGAAGATGAAACCGCCTTCTACATGTTTTTGGAATCCGTGACTCTGTTCGGCGATCGTAATCTTCAAAGAGGTGAGGTTCTTCTTCGCCGCAGCCAGTGGAGGGATAACAGAGAGCGTGAGAAATAGAATGAGGGTTGTTTTCATGGAGTCAGTCCTCGGGACTCCATGTAGTACCGCGCTTGCCGCGGAAAGTCAAGGGTTTGGGATCATGGTGCATGGCCCCCATGGCCCCCAAACTCCTCAAACCCGATCAGTTGGCGGGAATAGAGGAAAAGCTAAAACGGGCCGACGAGAATATCCTCAATCTCGGCGTCGAGATCAACGCTTTCGTCAAGGACAGCCCCGACACGGGTGCTGCTGAGCCCAAGGGAAATAAGACTCAGCAGTGGGTTAACTTCCACAAAGATCGAGTCATCCCTCCGCGATTCGGCACGCTTGCGGGCGAGATCGTTCACCATTGGAGTTCCTGCTTCGATCACATCGCATGGGGTCTCTCCAGTGATAAGTACAGGAGAAAGCATCCGACTCTGATTGCTTTTCCGATTCTGGTCAGACCTCCGAATGAAAGAGGACAGGCCCGTTACGACGGAAACATAGAGGGGATCGCCAACAGCACCGCACGTAGACTCATCGAAGATTTGCAGCCACACAAGAGTGCGAATCCTGCTGACGAACCACTTGCCATCATCCATGAGTTGGACCGTGTGGACAAGCACCACACGCTCGTCCTGGTTGTCCCGAGCTTCGACGCACAGCTCGTCATTCCCCGGAGATTTGTCCTCGGGAGAGTTATCGGCGCTTTTGTACCCAATGAGGATGCGTTTCCCGCCGAGCCTACAGACAGTGGCAAGCTCCAGATTTCCAGACAGGTAGCGTTCGCGGAGTTTGGTCAGCGGAAAAACCAAGCGGTTGTTCCATCGCTCACGCATCTCTCGCACGAAGTCAGAAACATATGTCAAGGGATAATTACCTCTGCGATTGTACGTCAGAAGCTCACCGTGACTCGTCGGCCGAACGTGGCGCAGACTTCGCAAAAGCGCAGCCAGTAAGCCATCTCTCGATCGATGCCGATCGCGCGCCGGCCGACCTTCATTGCGGCCAGCAGCGTAGTGCCACAGCCAGCGTACGGATCGAGCACAACACGGTCCTGACACAGGGCACAAGGCCTTCTGGTCATCGCCACCAGCTTGGCCATTTCGTCGACCGGCCGCTGGTTCGGGTGCGCGGCCGTTCGTTGCGGCGCGAGTTGGGGCAGAAAATGCTTCTCTCCGCGCCAGATGTAGCCGTTCTCTGGATTGGTGAGCACGAGTGCATCAAACTCGACCAGGCCGAGCCGCTTCAGCATCTCGTTGCACTGCTCGGCGGTTCTGATCGTGTAGGGCGGATCGGTGATGACCACGTAGTCGTCATCGGGCAGCCGCGGAGTCACGTCACCGCAGTCGCCAAGGCAGAAGGCGATCTGTGGGGCGAAGAGATCTTGCAGGTTTTGGCGACCGATTTTCACGAGCGCGATCGGTTCACCAGTTTTTTCAGCTCGGCGCCGGCTTTGAACTTCACCACCTTCGCGGCGGGGATCGTGAGCGTTCTTCCGGTCTGCGGATTGCGGCCCTTGCGGCTACTGCGATGCGCGACGGAAAACGTCCCGAGGCCGATCAGCATCACTCGGCCACCTCCGCGCAGGGTTTTCGAGACCGATTGGATCATTGAGTCGATCGCGGCGCTGGCCTGGGCGTGAGAGAGATTGCCGTCGGCAGCGACGCGGCTTGCCAGATCTGTTTTGTTCATAGGGTCGAGTTCCTCCTGACGCCATCTTCAACGGCCGCCGCTGAGAGTCAAGCGAAAAACGCGGCAGCCGCAGTGACAGAGCCGTTCTCGACACCGCGACGAGGGCTAGACGCGAGTTTGTTAACAAACTAAATACGGGCGAAAACGCGCGCCGATCTCAGAGGCTACGGGTCTCAGTCTTTGTCGCGGATACTCACTGCGGGTTCTCGGTTTTTTCTTGCTCTCCTGCTCTCTTTTCCGCGCCCGCGCTGCCCGTCTCGCGCGCAAATGTTGGGACGACGAATTGCTTCGCCGCTCCTCAGGCGAGGTTTCTCGCTGTCTCGCTGTCTTGCTTTTCGGAAATAGGCGCGCGTTTTTGGCGCGCCTCCGAGTCGGTTTCTTGTTCGTTGCCCCCTCTTCGCTTTCTCGCTCTATCCTAGGTTTCTCGCTTTCTCTGGTTTCTCGCTCTCTCTTCGCTTTTTCGCTTTCTCGGGGGTCTGCTCTGCACGAATTTTCGCCTTTTCTGCGAAAATCGGGACCAGATTAGTAACAAGGGGGGGGGCGAAGGCCAATGTTTACACCGTTTCGAGTGTTGGAGATGGCCTGGATTTGCACAGGCGAAAAAACTTTTCGCTTGACAGGGTAACCCGGATTACATTACGGTTCCCGGCATGGACCAACTTTGCGAGTGCGGCTGCGGACAGAAATTTGAACCGAAGTTCCCATGGCAACGCTTCTACTCGCGGCGCTGTAAGACTCGCGCGGCTGTGCGCCGACTCAGGGCGCGACGATCCGGCCATTCCTCCCCGCCCAGCGGCGGAGGCCCCGGCGGCGGCCTGCACGTCGCCTACATGGGCGAAGGGCTGAGCATCACGCGAGAGGACCGGTTACCTGTTATCAGACATAAGAAGCCGGCCAAATCGGCTCCCGCCCCTCTCCCGATGTTCCCTGAAAATCCAAGCGCCGGAGGCAGCCGTGACCCAATCGCTGACTAAGTCGACACGATGGTCGCAGAAGCAGCGCCGATCGCGGCGATGCACATCCTGTGGCAAACCTTCGGAAGAATTCAGCCTGTGCCCGTCCCACCGCATCGAGCAGACGCAGCGGATGAGGCAACGGAGGGCCGCATGATCCGCTCGCTGCTTAAGGCCCTCTTGACCCCGGTGCTACAAGCGCTGCATGGCGAGCGCTTCGGTTTCGAAGTTCGTCCAGCGAATTCTTTCCCGGTTGGAACGTGCCGAGGGGCACGAACCCAATCCCAGCCTGCAGGCCGACTACCGCATCGCCTGGATCACCGTGCTTCGCGCATCGAGAGGCGACCCCCTTCCCAGCGTGAGCGCGTCCTACGCAGTTCTCGGCCTGCACCCTACCAAAGTCTGGCCAGCGGTCCTGGCGCGCCGCAAAGCGCTGCTCGGGCCACTCTACGAAGCGTTCTACGGGGCAAGCTGGCCACCCAAGAAACCGGCGCAAGCGGAGCGCGATCCGCGCCCGGCGGAGCGCACCGCGTGAGAGCGTCTCCCTAAAAAGCAAACGGCGCGGTTCGTGGCCGCGCCGCCCAATTTCACCGACACCACCCCGGAGAGAACCTAGGTGCCATCGATAGCCGTAGCATCCCACAATCCGACGCCCGCGCCAAGAGAAAATTTGCTCCCTGTTTTGAGCGAGTTGCGCCGGGACCACTCGCGGCATGTGGAAAACTTCCCCGCGCCTTCTCTCCGGAAAACCGGCAAGGTCAAATGGCACGCCACGAAGAAAAACTTCACCTACGTCACCATGGCCGACGGCCAGGACGTGTTCCTGCACCAAGATGACTTCGACGGCGACTGGCCTCCGCCCTACCACAAAAGCGTCGAATTCGATCTGCTCGAAAATAACCATCCCCGCTGCAAGTTCAGGGCGAAGGAAGCAAGGCTGCTGGGGGCGCGATGACCGAACAACTCAAACTCGCGGTGAAGGTTGCGCGCTCGCTCGGGATGCCAGAGACGTGGGCCAACCTGCGGACGATTGAAATCGCGCTGATCTGCGAGACGGCCTTCAGTTCGATTTCGCTACAGGAAGCGTCGGAGTTGATCGTCGCCTGCGCTAAGAATTTTCGCGTGGGGCCGAACGACTACCGGATGATCCGCTACCTCCCCATCAACCGCTTTTGGTTCGAGGATTCCATCTGGCGCTACACGTTCGACTATGCGACGTGGAAAGCAGACCGCCCGGACGAAGTGGCGCGGAGAGCAGCTGAAAACCGGCGCGAGGAAGCGATCCGCGCGGCGATTGTGGGCCGGTGCACGGGCTGCCAGCGCCCCCGATTCCAAAGCGACAAGTGGATTGATTTTTGTTGCGACGGTTGCCGCGAAGACTACGAGGGCCGCGTAGCTCGCCGGGATCGGATCGTGAAAGAGCATCGGCAATTGGAGGCAACCGCATGACCGTAAGATTCGACGCCGCATTCCTCGATCGCCGCATGTCGGAGCACCAGCGCTGGCAGCACGATGTGCTGAAGGAGCTGCTCGACGAAGTGTTGAACGAAATGGCGGAAGTGATCCAGGCGCCGGCGTTCGCGAAGCGGGCGAAGGCCCAGAGCTTGCCTTTTCCTGAGCCTCGCGGGCCCGTGCGGAGGCAGCGGTATGCAGAAAAAGACGGCACGGAATTTTCAAGTCCTCGCGCCGTCACTCGTGCAGTTCGGTAGCGAGGGAGACCCTCCAGGCCGCCTCGCTTTTTGTAGCTTACATCGATTCAAGCTTCGCTGCACCAAGGCGAATGAGAAAGGGGAGCCGCCGATGGCAATGACGCAAGGATTTTTCGAGTACGTCGGAGACATCGCTCCGCTCGAAACGCAGGTCCAGTTCATGCGGATCTGCGAGAAGTGCCAGTCGGAACAGATCTTCATCGCCGGCTGGGAATGTGACGCCGGCTTAGTGGGCTACTGCATCGGTTGCGGCGATGAGCGGATCGCGCCCTTCACACGCAGCAGCACAGGTTTTGCCACGGACATGAAGGGGGCAGCGGACGCGGAAGCTGCCTCCGGATTACGACCCGGGGCGAGAGGACGGCGCCGGGAAAAGGAACGGTAACTACTTCTGACAGGCGCAGGGGATCGCCCCGCAACTTAAACGCATTCGTGCTCAACGTTTCACCAGAGGACCCTCCAATGAACGCTTTGCTAGATCACGACTTTGAAACCGGCCGTCGTCGTCGCCGGCTCTCTTTTTCACAAGCACTCAGGTTTCTCCCATTGAGCTGGGGGAAAAAGCGGCGCTTTGAAAAGCGTCGCGCTGCGGCACGAGCAGCGAAGGCGGGAGCGGTCCCCAAACCCGCTCCCGCTGCCATCATGCCATGGACAGCGCAGGGAGTTCGCCGTGTGTGAGCGGAAGGAGCAATCAAATGTCTGAACACTTCACGCGCAGCACGATCTCCGCGGCTTTCTGGTGCAGCAAGTGCCAGGGCCACACGCAACACCGCATCGATGACGGCCGCAAAGGGCCGTGCCTCGACTGCATTGCCAAGCTGGAACGCGAGCACATCGCGAACCCAAAGCCGATCCCGGCGGCACAACGCTCGCTGTGGGGAGAGGTTTTCTGATGGGCACCTATCCCACGAAGCCCATCGAACGCGGCGACTATGTGCGTCTCCGCGCCTTACCGGCCGACTGCGAACCGACGCCGATCCTGGTCACCCTGGTGCTCACAAGCGGGATGATTCGCCTGCTCGATCGCAGCGGGTACTACGCGGCGCATCTGTTCGTGGTGGTCGATCCGCCACAGGAGAAAAGCGCATGAGCAACCACGAGCAGGAATATTTCGACGCGCTGAGACAGATCGCTCGCGAGTTTCATCCCTCCGAATGGTTTGAAGCGAACGCGGGAAAAGCTTACGGAGTTTCGCCGCACGAAGCGCTGGAGATGGCTTACGACAACATCCAATTTTGCGCCGCGAGCGCGATTCGAAGAAGGCGACGTCCAAAAAAGGGGGGCGCATGAAGTGCAAATTCTGCGGCTGCACTGACAAGAATCCGTGCGCGATACCTATCTGCGAAGGCCCGAACCTTGAGCCGATGCTCGCCACGGAAAGCAACATTGCGGTCGGCGTGATGGCCTGCGGCTGGCTGCTCGATGAGCCGGGCAACGCTGTATGCACTGCCCCGGCCTGCGTCGACAAAGCCTACGCCGAAGCCGAGCTCCTGGCTGACCAACTTCACTTTTTCATCGGGAGGACCGCATGACCGCTCTAGAAACTGTTTCGAATCTTCGCGCCGAGGGCGCGACCGAGGCCATCGAAATCTTCCTGTTCCTCGCCAACCACGCGCACGAGCTGCGCACCGCCGACGGCCAGAGGATGAACGACGCCACCGACTTCACCGCGTTCCTGCGCGAATTCGCCGAAGCGCTCGCGCCAGCAAAGCCCCCGAAGCTTGCTTGTCACGATACCTGCCCACGCTGCGGCCACATTCACCAGGGCGAAGAGGAGTGCGGAATGTTCATGGGCGCGAGCGCGGGATTTTGCCGTTGCGAAGTGCAGGCCGCGTGAAGTGAGGAGGTTCGCATGACCGAACTGCTCAAGCTCCGCGAAGAAATGCTGGCGATGGCCGCGGCGCGCCCGCGAATGCGCTGCAGCACGCTTTGGCTGCTCGTTGTGCTCGGGATCGCGCTGTGTGGCCATCCCTGGACCGGCGCCTGGTTCGCCCTGCCTTGGCTAGTTCATCGGCGCTGGGAGATTACTCTCGACAGAGAAAGGCCTGTTCGATGAAGCCGCCGTGTGCTAAACATTTTGAATGGACGTTTTCCAGTCGAGTGCGCGAGCGGAAGTGCTCGAACTGCCCAGTGAGCACGACTGGCTATCTGACGCTCAGCAGCGGAGTGCGTAAGCCGTTGTGTTCTGCCTGTTTTCTCGTTTCTGCGAAGACTGCGGCTCTGGATGTGGGCCGCAGTTCTAAAATCACAACCGGAGTCCACCAAATGAAAAACCCTATCTATCGCCAGGGAGACGTCCTGATTCGGCGCATCAAGAGCCTGCCGACGCAAAAGGCTCAAACGCGGCTGACCGGGATCCTTGCCTATGGTGAAGTCACCGGGCATGCCCATCGCCTCGAAGACCTGGCGCGTGCCGAAGTCCTCGAAGTTGGCAAAGGATTATTCCTTCGCGTGGGCGCTGAAGGAGTCCGCATCGTCCATGAAGAGCACGCTCCAGTGAGCCTGCCGGCTGGAGATTACGAAATCGAAATTCAGCGCGAGTACACGCCGGCGGAGATCCGCAATGTCGCTGACTGAGGTCACGCTCCTCGATCAGTTCACCGAGGCCTGCAATTATCCAGGGATCATCGACCCGGACGGAGTGGAGCGGGCACTGCGAAAATATGTTTCAGCGCTCGGCGTAGATCGCAAGATCGAACAGCTTAAAGAGGGATGGAGCATCTACGATCACCCCTCGCTTTTGAAAACCATATCGGAGATCGTTGATCGTGTCGCACGCGCCGCACTCGACGCACTCGACGCACGCGCCGCACGCGACGCACTCGACGCACTCGACGCACGC